CGCAATCGGTGTCAGCTGGTAATCAGTTCGCATATCGCAGGCGTCAAGAATCGGGCTATATCGACTCCCTAACGACCTCACCAGGCGGTGACGCAACATTGGGCACTCTGATGTATTGCGCCGCTCTGTGGCGCTCTAGGGGCTCAATAGAGGCAACCTACGCCACGTTTGACGGCATGGGCTCGGCACCACAGCAAAGCCTGACCCCGATTGTCAAGCAGCTGCTTGGCATCCCTCGTCCAGCGGTTGCCTAATGTCGTACACCGACCTTTTCAACGAAGCGATTGATGACGTCACAGCAACGCTTACCGCGGTGTCTGGTCTGCGTGTTGTAAACGACCCAACCAAACTTGTTCCTAATTCGGTCTATTTAGACGCGCCAAACTTCACCACGTTTGCTGGCAACGGCAACATTGTGCGCCTCGAGTTCCCGATTAAGGTCATTGGCTCTGGGCCTGCAGGTCTGCCGGTACTCCGCTCAATCTTGAGCATTGTTGCAAGTGTGCTTAACTCGCCGATCATTGTCATGGCTGGCCGTCCGTCAAGCCTTGAAATCGGTGGCGCGTTGTACCCGTGCTACGACCTTGATTGCGCTATCCAAGCCCAGACCGCATAATCCACAACTACCGAATACAAATCATCTACTATCAGATCAGAACTTAAGGAGCAAACATGCCAGCATCAACTTACCTCTCGAATCCAACAGTCAAGATTGGAACCGCAATCGGCACCATTGTTGACATCACCGATCAGGTCAGCGCAGCAACGTTGACTGTGACTGCAGAAGCTCTCGAAGACACCGCATTCGGTCAGACTTCACGCACCATGACTGCAGGCTTGTTTAGCAACTCATTGACCTTGACTGTGTACGCATCGTATGCAGCGTCAGAGTCGTACGCGGTTCTTGCACCGTTGCTTGGCACTAAGTGCACCGTCAAAGTAAATCCAAGTAGCGCTGCTGATTCGGCAACTAATCCAGGGTTTATTTTAACAGACACTTATTTTTCTAGCCTGCCTGTCGTGAACGCGTCCTTGGGTGAGCTTTCGGTTTACGAGATCGAGCTCCAAGGGGGCACGTACTCGGTTGACGTAACCGCATAAATAACGGCTCCAAGCCGACATAGGAGAACAATGAAGATCAAGTTGCAGTTAAAGCGCACTCCCGACAGCGCACCAGAGTTCTATTACACAAACCTGTTTGTCGTCACGGAATGGGAACGACTTGAACGTCGCAACATTCAACAGCTTTCATCGTCACCGCTTTATTCTGATTACTGCTGTTGGATGCACACGATCTTAAAGATCAAAGGCGAACAGGTTGGTGACAACTGGCGCGAATGGATTAGCAAAAACCCTGACATCGACATCATGCCGGTACTGGACGAGACTGATACAAACCCTACGGACGCGGCACCTACCGCCGCCAATTAGCAGAGGTTTTGGTCGCGGTCGGTTGGTGGCCTAGCGACATTGCGTTTGACTCACGGGACTTGGCAACAGTCGTTAAAGTTCTAAACGAGGCAAACAAAAAGAGGTAACAACGTGGCGGAAGTATCAACCAAAATTGAGGTAGTTGGACTCAAGGACGCTTTGAAAACCCTCAACAAAATTGACAAATCTTTGCGCCGCGAAATAACAAAAGATTACAAGAAGATCGTTCAGCCTGTTATTGACGACGCCAACAAACTTGTTCCTAGCGCCGTCCCGCTGTCTGGCATGGCGCGCAACTGGCAAACACGATCAGGGTTTCAAATGTTGCCGTGGATACCTGGCATGAAGCAAAAGATCGCAGCCAAGATCAATACTCGAGCAATCAAGGAATACAACGGAAACACAACAAATGTGGGCACGTTCAGCATTCAATGGAAGGGTGCAACTGGCACGATGTTTGACACGTCAATGGCTGGGTCATTGGGTCGCGCGCTAACTGCACGCTATGGCAGTCGTTCGCGAGTAATGTGGAAAGCGTACGAGCAACGCCAAAGTGATGTCATGTCCGAGATGGAGCAACTAGTCAAGCGCGTCATGGATGAAGCGAACAGAGAGACTAAGTAATGGCAATTAATATCCCGATCATTTCAGAGTTCGACGGCAAAGGGATCAAGAAGGCTATTGCCCAATTTAAGCAACTGGAAACCACGGGAGAAAAAGCCCAGTTCGCTATTAAGAAAGCGGCGGTGCCGGCAGCTGCGGCGCTCGGCGGTCTGGCATTGGCCATTGGTGATGCCACTAAAGCAGCAATGGAAGATCAGCAGGAGCAAGCCAAATTAGCGCTGACTTTGCAGAACGTCACGGGCGCAAGTGCTAAACAAACTAAAGCGATTGAAGAACAGATCAGCGCGATGAGTCGAGCGTCTGGCATTGCAGACACCGATTACCGCAAGAGCCTTGAAGCGTTAGTCCGAGGCACCAAAGACATTGATATTGCCATGAAAGACATGAACCTCGTCATGGACATAAGCACAGCGCTCCAGATGGACAGCTCTACCGTGGCCGACGCGCTTGCCAAGGCATACCAGGGCAACTTTAAGGCTTTGCGATCTTTGACCCCAGAGATGGCAACCATGATTAAAGAAGGCGCAAGCCTCAACGAAATCATGGACGTGCTTGGCGGAACCTTTGGCGGAGCAGTATCAAAAAACGCTGAAACCGCTGCAGGGAAAATGGCGATTTTCAAGAACAGCATTGCCGAAACCAAAGAGTCAATCGGCGCCGCGTTCCTGCCGGTGCTCGAAGCAGTCCTACCAAAAATGAATGCGTTTGCTCAATGGGCGCAAGACAACCCGCAAGTGTTTACACGGATCGCTTTGGCTATTGGCTCAATAGCGGCAGCAACCGTCGCGTTAAATGTGGCAATGAAAACCAATCCGCTGGTGCTCGCCGGAGCTGCCGTCGTTGGCATGGCCGTCGGCTTTAACAAATTGGCTGACGCCATTGGTCGCGTTAACAGCGCAGCAAAGTTCTTTATTGAAAAAATCATGGTTGCAATTAACCCTGCGGTCGGTCTAATGGCCAACATCCTTAGGCCGTTTAACAGCCTGCTCGGAATCGGCAACAACAGTCCAGTTGCAACACCAACAACCAACCTGCAACAAATTGAAGCAAGCCAAAGAGCTGTAAGCAACGCTATGCCGTCAATGCCAACAATCCCGTCTTTGCCTGCTCCAGCACCTGCTGGCGGTGGTGGTATTGGTGGAACGTCCAGACCTGCACCGATCAGCAGGGAAATGCAAAAAATTGCCAACATGGAAACTATTAACGCGCCACTCTCAACGCTTAATCCTGGTGCACAGTTTGGCATCCAAGAGCGCATGGCAAACGTGACCGTTAACGTCACAGGCGGAATTGCTACTAGCGCCGAAATTGGTGAGTCGGTCGTTAACGCTTTGCGCGCCTATTCGCGTTCCGCTGGGCCGTTGCAGTTACAGGTGGCGTAATGCCAGGCGTAGCGGTTGTTGATTCAGGCAACTATGACCTGCAAATCGCTACTGGGTTTCAGGTTGACGCTTTTGTTCTTGACGACGCTGTTAAAGGCGTACTAGATAACACCGAGTATGTGCTGGACGGTACGACCGAGTTTGCCGATGTGATGGATTCAACTGTCAGCATTAACGTGCGGCGCGGTCGCCGTGACGTGGGCGATCAGTTCAGCGCTGGCACAATGACATTTACAATCCAAGACGTGACAGGGGTTTTTAACCCGTTTGATCAGAACTCGCCCTATTGGGACACCCCGCAAGCCAAGCCAGGGCTTGCACCATTGCGCGAAGTCCGACTTATCCGTTACAGCTCAACCGATGTGCCTGAATCATTGTTTAGCGGTTATGTCGTCAACTACGACTACAACTTTGCGCTCGGCGGTCTTGACACGGTGACCGTGTATTGCGCTGACCAGTTCTATTTACTCGCACAAACATTCCTAGATCAACTAAACGTCACCCTAGAGACATCAGGCGAACGCATAGAAACAGTCCTAGACCTACCAGAGGTTGACTTCCCAGCAGGCGCTCGAAACATTGACACAGGCACCGTAAACCTAGGCCACGACAGCAATTACACCGTGCCGGCAGGAACTAACGCTTTGCAATACTTAACGCAAATTAACGACACCGCGGAGTTTGGCAGATTGTTTATGTCACGCGCGGGGGTCTTGACGTTCCAGTCGCGTGTGGGCAATACGTTGAGCGCGCCTGTAGCCGATTTCCATGATGATGGCACTAATTACAAATACGATGGCGTTGGCATTTCTTTTGAGGCTGACTCGGTTATTAACCGCGCGGTCGTAACAGGGCTAGACGGCAAAACTGCTACCGCTACCGATGCAGGGTCTATTGCAACCTATTTTATTCAGACCACAAGCATCACAAACAGCCTGCTACATGAGCAAACAAGCATTGATGACGCCGCCGACTACTTACTTAACCCAGAGCCCGAACCGCGCTACACGTCCGTGGCAACCAAATACCTAATGCTGACCACAGCCCAAAAGGACACCCTGGCAACCGTAGACATTGGCGACACGATCAGCGTGGAAAAGTCGTTCCCTAGCGGTACTGGCACAACCCAGTTGGCTCAAGAGCTGTCAGTTGAGGGCATTGAGCATCGGCTGGATTTCAGCACAGGCCACAGCGTGCTTTACAGCACCGCGCCGACCACGATCGTTTACGAGCTGATCTTAGACGATGCCTTGTATGGCACTATTGACACAACGAATGCTTTAGGATAGGAGCACTTATGGCCACACCAACCACACTCCCAGCCGCGTTTGTTGCCGGGCAGGTTTTGACCGCGGCACAACAAAACGCTTTGCGCGGAGCGTTTCGAGTACTCCAAGTTGTGTCTGCAACAACCGCAACCGAAGTTTCTAGTTCCGTAACCTCATATGTTGACACAGGTTTGACAGCAACTATCACACCCTCATCTACAACAAGCAAAATTCTTGTTTTTGCAAATCACCTAGAAAACTACAAAACATCAGGAAGCACAAACAATGCGCTTAATCTCAAATTGTTACGCGATGCAACAACGCTTGTTACAACAGACAGCATCGGTTCAACTAATTCAACACAAAACCTTGTTTTTTCTACACAAATAATGTGGTTTGACAGTCCATCAAGCACTTCAGCTGTGGTGTATAAAACCCAATTTGCCAACGCAACCGCAAGCGCTGCCGTTCGCGTGCAAGCGTTTAGCGTGCCATCGTCAATTATTTTGATGGAGATTTCAGCATGATTAACTACGACCTAATTTTGTGTACTAACTATGCAACTTCGTTGTGGGTGCTTGTAGGAAACACCTATGAAGGTCTTGATTGGTTAGATACAGCACCAAAACCAACACAAGCCGAATTAGACGCGCAATGGCCACAAGTTGATTACAACAATCAAGTATTGCAAGTTGAAACAACACGCCGCACACAATACGAAGCACAATCAGATGGCCTGTTCTTTGAGTGGCAACGTGGGACAAACACGCAGGCCGCATGGGAAGCAGCAGTACAAGCAGTCAAAGACGCAAACCCATATCCACCTGCACCAACTAAGAAAAAGTAGTGCGTTGGCGTTACCTGATCGGCTACGGCGCGTTAATAGCGGTCGTTGTGTGGGGATGCTCTGGGTGTAGTTATGACGGGTCATACCGTTACCCATGCCAAGACCCAGCCAACTG